CGCCCACACGAGGGCGTCCAAGCGGTCGGGGGATTTGCGGGAGTGGACCGGATCCCATTGGGTCAACTGATCCTCAAGGTGTCGGAACTCGCCGACGTGGTGGATCAACCCGCGCTCGGCGAGGGCGGACACCGGCTCGGCCCGTGTCACCTTGCCACGTGAGGCACGGACGGCCCGGACGTTGGCCCGAGGATCCACCGCGCGGATCGTCGAGGTCACGAGGTCGCCCCCGTTGTTGACCTCGGCCACGATGGCGTCGGCCTTGTGGCGGACCCCCGCCGCGACGGCGGCGCGTGCCCACTCGACGGGCGCGCCCTTCATGGTCCGATCTTCAAGGACGTAGCAGTGCCCGAGGTTATCGATCCCGGCGACGATGATCCCCGTGTCGTCGCTTCCCTCGTGGGCCGTCACCGCTGGATCCACGGCGACCACGACGCGGACAAGATCGTGGGGGGCCTTGTTCACGCGGTGGGCCTCGATCGATTCGAGGGACCACAGGGCGCGCTCATTCGTTGGGAGATAATCCCCCTCCAACTCTTGGCGACCGATCCGCGTGCCGGCGTAGTGTTCGCGGAACATCTCGCGGACCGACTCGGGCAAAAAGGGATTATCAAAAGTCGAGGCACGGGACACCACCGATCCGGGCTTGCCCTCCAAGTCCTTGAGGTCGGACGAGGGGATCGGGGTGGTAGTCAACATCGCCCGGGCGACGCCCACGCGGATCGCCGGTTCGATCACCGTCCACCATGTCTTGGAAAAGTCGGGCCAATGCGCCGGCTCGTCCGCCCACACCCAAGCGAAGTTCGGCCCGCGGATTGACTCGGGCTTGTCGGCTGAGTAGATCCTCGCCCTCACCTTGTTGGGCCACACGACCAAGCCGTTCCCCGGTTCCCACGTCGGCCGAAAGTCGGGCGGCGCCGTGGCGAGGATCCCCGAGGGCCCCTCCACCATCGTGAATCTAGCGTCCGAGTGAGTCCGGGCGATCAAACCGATCTCCCCGGTCTTGATATTGCGCCGGTGTCTCGCGATCTCGTGGGTCGTTCTCGCGCCGGTGTATGTTTTCCCCGTGCCCCGGCCGGCGCGAAAGACCCACCGCCGCCACTCGCCCTCGGGTTGGCGTTGGTAGGGGAGACACCACGCGTCCCAATCCGAAAGCAAGACCGCGATCTCCTCGTAGTTGAGCGACGCGATCAACTTGTCCACCTTGGCCCGGGTGAGGGGCTGGAGTTGTTCGATGATCGCGGGCAAGTTCACGGGGTCAATCCTCCACAAATTCGGCGAGTTTTTCGGCGAGTTGGGCGATCATGTCGCGCTTGATCGTCTCGCCCGTTTCGTCGTCGATCACGGCGTTGGGGTTTTTGGAGTAGAGCTTGTTCCATCGACGTTCAAGGAACCACATTTTACACTTGGGATCGTCGGCCTCGATCACGTCACACAAGAGGCGCTGATGGGCCTTGGCCTCGGCGTCCTCGACTCGGTCGATGAACCGGCAGTAGATCGAATCCTCCAATTCGCCGGCCTCGCGTCGGAGCCGGTCGCGCTTGCCCTTTTCAACCCAAGACCCGAACGTGCGCGGGCTGATCCCGAGTCGTTGTTGGACGACGTAACGGAAGTTTCCCCGGTCGAGGATCGCCGCGATCTTGTCGATCTTGGCATCGTCGAGGGTGAGAGGTTTCCCGCGGCCGTTAGACATCGAACACCCCCACCGCCTCGATCGTTATAAAGTTTATCCGCGCGCCCTCAAGCGCGCCGGGTGAGGACGGGCAAGCCTGGAACTCGATCTCGAACACAGTATCCGCGACGGCTGGCGAAACCACGCGCCCGAACAGATACGATCCCGCCAACATTTGAGAAGCGATCGAGGTCGCCGGCCCGGGGTACGTGGCCGCCGGCGCGGGGTTCGACATATCTACGGCCATTTGTCGGAGGACGACGGCATCTTGTTTGAATGCGACGTAGGCGTGGCCCGCCCCGCCCACCCCGGAATTGTACGGGACGATCTCCAACGCCCATTGGATCGAGTAAACACCTGCGGGGGATTCCTTGGGGATCGTGAGGGTGATCGCCGATACGATCCCGGTCGAGTCCGACGGGGAATCGATCGGGCCGCTTGTACTAGCTTGGAAAAACTCCACCCCCTCAGGGGTCGCCCACGCCCGCAACTTGCCGGGCCCGGTCTTACCCGGCGCCCCGAGGTCGTCCTGATATTCGATCCCGCCGCGTCGATCAAAGGCCGCCGTCGGTTCGTCGGGCCGCCGCCACACGTCCCCCGCCGCCGGGGCCGTGGGTTCGTCGGTGGCTTGCAACGCGGCGAGGCCCCTAGCGGGCGTCGTGGCGTTGAATTCAAGATCGAGGACCGGACCCCCACCCACTTGGCCCTCGCCCTTGAGGGCGGCCCCTGTAGCCCCTGCGAAGACGCGGCCGGTGACGGCGACGCCAGGCCCTCGAACCTGCCCCACGACGGCGTCGCATGTGTCGAAAACATCGGCCGAGAGGCCGACCCCGCCGCCCGTGGCGATCGCCGCCACACCCACGCCGCCCGAGCTATTGGTCCCCAGGATCGTGGTGGCCGACGCGCCCGAGTTTTCCACGGCCGTGATCGCGTTGAACGTGGCCGCGGTGTTCCCCGCGTTAAGGGCGGCGATCGAAGCCGTCCCGTTGGCGTCGGTCTCAATAATATGGGCGTCGAGGTCGGCGGCGTTTGTTCCTTGGCTCACCCAATCCGACAACCACTCGCCCGCGATGTTGAAAATGTAATTGACCGCCTCGGCGTCCACCCCTTGGCCGGGGATGAATCCTTGAGTCGCCGCGGCGGCGTCCACGATCTTGGTCGGTTGGCCCGAGGCCGGGCCGGATCCAAAGTTTAGATCGGTTGCGTGGGTGTAGGTTGTTCCTGGTTTGGTTGGCATGGTGACTACTCACAAGGTTGGGAGCCGATCGGAAATGCGAAATTCCAGACGGCGGAGGGTGAAACGGCAACGGACGACGACGCCCAAATCCCGCCGTCGGGGATCGGTCCAACGGTGACCGAGTCCCACAAGGAACCCGCGCCGACGATGAAGATCACGCGGCCGAGGACGCCGGCGTATAAGGCCACACAAATGAAGTTTGCGAGGATCTCCAACTCGGCGAGGGTGATCCCCGGGATCGTCAATCTGAAATCGTACGGGGGCAAGTTGATCAGGTTGATCGTCCCCGGCGCCGGGCCGATAAACGTTCGGCAGATCCTCAAGATGTTGTTACCCGTCCCGGTCCAGTTTCCGTCTTCGCGCGCGGCGGACAGGACGAGGTCGGTTTGGATCTGCAAAAACACGCGGTAGCGATCGTCGGGGAACCCTTGGCGGGGCAAGCCGATCACCGCGCCGATCATGTCGAGTTGATCGCCGATCGCCGTGGACAGATCGAACCCGTCGCCGACGTCCAAGGCAACGTCGGAGAAGTGGCCGAACCCCTCCGCGAAGTCGCAGAGCATATCTCGAAACTTTCGATTCCCCCCGGCGTCGTCCATTTGAACCAACACCCGTTCGTCCGCCAGTTGGCAAAACTCCGCCGGCCCCGTCCCCGAGTCCACGCCCCACAATGACCCGAGGCCCCAAGGCGCCGCGGTCCCGAACCTCATAGGGCCACCACCGTGATCGCGATGTTGGGGGATTCAAAGTTGGGGCGTTCACGGATCCCGACCTCCACGGGATCGGCGAAGGGGCCGACCGCGGAGACTCGCGAGAGTTGAACAGTCACCGACACCGCCCCGGAAATTTGCCCGCTGTTTTGCAAGTCGAACACGATCCCCACGTACTCGAACCCGAGTTGATTTCGGCCGATGTCCGAGAAGTCTGATCGGGCGCGAGACAAGATCGCCTCGGTGACTACGTCGGCGATGTTGGGGGAGATCACTTGTTCGGTCCCCAACGTGTTGATCGTGACGTCCACAAAAATATCCACCTGATCCACGAGGTCGAATCGGACGGTTTGGGGTTGGCCCTCCTCGTCCGCCACGGTGATCGCGTAGTCGGTCCCGTAGGGTTCGCCCCCCGCTCCGGTGGCCGACCATATGGCATCGGCGATCGAGTTTTGCAGATCGACCGGGGGCGGTGTGGGTTGAGTTTCCACGAGGACGTTAAAGGCTTTGAACGGGATCCCGTCGGCGTCGGCGGGTTGGGTGTCGGGGTTGTGGTAGACCCTCACCGTCTCGACCCCATCCACCCGGGACACCACCGCCCGGATCGCCGCGAGGCCCCCGACGTTTTGAGAGAATAGTTCGATCTGGCGACGAACCCGAAAGTCGGGATCCGTCTCTTGGTCCCGGCCCAAGGCCGCGTCGTCGGCCGGGTTGGCGAACCCGTCGAGGCCGGCGATCACCGTCACGAGGGCCCAATTGGTGTTCGCGTTGGCGAGGATCGGGCCGGTGTCCACCGCTTGGAACGTGGCGGCGATCGTCTCGGGGAACGGGCCGGCCGAGGTATACGGCCCGTTTATCGCTTGCCATTGTGTTGAGTTGTCGGAGTTCTCGATCAAGTCCCCGTCGTTGACCGTGGCGATCCCCGAGAACGTCAAAAACCCCTGAACCACCGACGAGGTGGCACCGTTGCGAGTGGACCCGGTGAGGGTCGCCAACCTATCGAGGGCCACGCCCTCGGCGGTGTTGGGGTCGAATGACCGATACACCGCGAGGAGGGTTTGTTGATCGAGGGATCGCAACTCCGAAACGATGTTAACTAGCTGCCCCATGATCGAGGTGGCCGACGTGTTGAGGTTCGTTCCGAACGTGGCGCGAAGTTTCGCGACCATCTCGGCCACGATCTGATCTTGGGTTTGGGTTTGGAGTCCGGCGGCGGTTAGAGCTAGGGTCATGGCGTGGCCTCGATCAAGGTGGTGAAGTCGATCTCACCGTCGATCGACGTGGCCGATCCCGAAACGGTGAGGGTTCGATCCTCGCGGTTGAGTTGTAGATCCAGAACAACCGTCAACACGCCGGGCGTATTTAGGATCGTTTGTTCGAGAATGAACTGGATCGAGTTGAGGTTGGGATTCCTCTCGGCGAAAATAACTTGGAGATAGGGCACCCCGGCGGAGACGTCGTAGACCGTCTCACCGAGCCAAGTTCGGAGCCTCATGGTGATGTCTTGCCCGATCGCCTCGGCCCCGTTGACGAACGAGAGATCGCCGTTGGTCAAGTCCATGTCGTAGTCGGTGAGAAGTAGATCCATTATTCGGCGCTCACTTTCGAGGAGGCGGACGAGATCACGCCAAAATCCAACGGCGGGATCGGTGGGATGATCGTCCCGGTCACGGTCACCACCGGCGTCCCGGGGGGCGGCGCTTGGAGGATCGTCGCGATCGCGGAGATCGCCGCGTTCACCGACGTGATCCAAGCGGACATCGAAACGTCGGCCGCGGTGGTGTCGGTGAGTCTCGCGACCCCGAGGGCGGCAAGTCGCCCAAGTTTGATCTCGTCGGACTCAAGGACGGCCGCGGCCTCGTCGGTGGGGGGCGTGATCGGATCGTTGTCCGGGTGGATGTTCGGATGAAACACGCCGTCGGCGAGGGCGTGGGTTATGGCTGAGACGGGATCGACGGCGTCGCCGAGTTGGATCCATTGGCCGAGGTTTCGATCTTGGATATGAACCTCGCCCGTGTCCCCGGCCGCGAGGGGGAACGTGAGATAGGACGACCCCGCCCGGGGCCACGCGACGGGGATCCCCTTGAGTTGCACGGCGGGCAACGTCGCCACGGGGTTGGGGTTGGCGGTGGTGGGTTGGGTGAAGTTGTCGCGGACCACTTGGAGGACGTCCACCGAAACGTCGGCGCGTTGGGTGGCGGTGTCGTAGGCGGTCACCGTCCCGACGGTGTGGGTTCGGATCTGGACCTTGAGATTCCTCAAGGCCGCGCGGAAAAGGTCGGCGAGTTTCGGGTCTTGGGGGATCTCGAACACCCCGGTTTGATTCTCGCGAGGCATCAGACCCCCACCCCCTTGGACGCCGAGACGGCCATGATCGATTCCCCGTCGGTGTTTCCCGAAAACGTCACCCGGTCCACGCGGTAGACTACCGCGCCGAACGGTTGGCCGTCGTCGTCCACCACTTGAACCTGGATCCCCGGCTCCACCTCGGGGTCGGCTAACGCTGTGAAGTCGATCCCCTTGTCGTTGCGGGTGGTGTACGAGATCAACCCGGTGGACGGCTTGACGATCGGCCCGGGTCGGTTGATCACCCCGCCGCGGAGGGCGATAAACTGCCCATTGGTTACGCGCCACTCAAGCCCCAAGGTGTCCATGAAATCGTCCATGAGTTCGCGCGCATTGTAGGCCCCGGCGATGTCGATCTTTTTCACCGCCGTGGCCTTGGCGGCCTCGGAGACAAGCGCGCGCGAGGACTCGGGGAACTCCAATCCGAGGCCCCCGCCGTTGGGTGTACCCGGCGCGGCGGCTTGGAGGGTGGCGATCAACTCAACCGCGGTCACCACGGTGATCGCCTTGTAGGTGGCGGTGAAAACCGAGTCACGGTTGGCGGTGTTTCCGTCGCCGATCTTGAGTCGCAAGACCCGATCGGTTGGGGTTCGTTCGTCGGGGATCAGATCCCACACATCGCCGGTGATCACCGTCTTGGCGATCCGTTGCCAACCGATCCCGAACGACACCCGGTAGCCGG